GGAGAATTGTTGATTGGATGGAGTGGTTCAACTGGATCTCATGCTGATAATTATATACGCAGTCGTAGAGATGTAGCAAACGTATGGAGCCCATGGGCCAAGATTTTGACTGATGCTAATTTTAGTAATACTCTATCTTCTGTGGCATCCAGCGGGAGCTATAAAGATCTAACAGATAAGCCGAATATTCCAGACCCTGTTATTGTAGCACAAAATCTTAACAACAATTTACAAAACATTGTTGAAACTATTGTTGGCAGCATCGACATGCATCAATGGGGCGGTTCTACTTATTCAGGCGGCGTTATTAACGGAGCTTCCGGCGGGTGGACAACTGCTTTTTATAACTGGGGCTATGGAAATCAATCAAGCGGATCAGTTACGTTAATGATAGATATTGCAGGCATTTTAGGATTAAGTAACAATCCAGCTGACTTGACTTGGAAAGGCAATTATGATTTGAGCATCACTACTGCTATAACACAAATATATGATGGTAGAAATAATTATTACGGACTAGAGGCAGTGACTTGGTCTGTTGAAACAATACAAGAATCATTCAACAGATACAGCGACGCTTATGGTAAATTTTCCGTAATTGTATCTACCAGCGGCGACCATTATTATCATGGAACCAGTGTAGAAGCCAGATGGCTTGGAATAGGAAGCAGGACACGAAATGTCTATACACCGTAAATTTAGTGTACCATATACGGAAGGCATGTTAGCAGCCTTGGAAGATCTAGATATTGATTCTATTTCTGATGTGTATTTTAGCGACAACAAGTTTGGTAGTGCTAGAAGTTTATTCGGCTCTAAAGAAATGTTTGACGAATTATATGCGATAAGAGATCGATACGGAATAAAATTACATTATCTTGTGAATCCTAGTTTGTATAGTAACGAATTCTATGGACAGGTATTTGATTTAATAGAGCATGTTAAAAACATTGATGTAGATATGATAACACTCAATAATTCTTATCTACTTAGATCTGATATCATTAAAGATTTTCAAAAACATAAACCTGATATTGTTTTAAAAAATAGTGTAAACAACCTAGTACGTACACTTAAAGATTTTGTATTCATGCATGAGGTTCTACATCTCACACATATTATTGTAGATCGTAGTTTAAATAGAGATATAGACACACTACACAAAATGAGTGCGTATGCCAAACAGCATGATATCAAAATCACCATGTTAGTTAATGAAGGGTGTATTGTTGATTGTAAATGGAAACAATGGGATGATTTAATTATAAGTCAAATTAAAATTCATGACAATCGAGAGTTAACTTCGGCAGTTCACAACAATTTAGGATGTGTAAGTTATTTTAAAGAAAATCCTGCCGAGTGGCTTAAAACTGCCTTTACATTTCCTAATGATTTGAATAAATTTGATGGACTTGTGGATGTTATTAAATTAGCCGGCAGAAGTTTTCCTATCGCACGATGGACTCGCGTAGTAGATGCTTATCAAAGATCCAGCGGAAATATCAGATTTGGCGAAATATTAAGTACAACAGGACACATGCCATTGGCAATGACTTTAGTCAATGATATAACTGAGCTAGGTTTCAATCAACTAACTAATAATTGCAAAACAGTTTGCAGCACTGAATGCGATCATTGTGATAAAGTATATGATAAATTAATAAAGGTTACAATATGACAGATACGACAAATGTATCTGCTCCACCAGGAGTCATGATGGCCACTGGATGGAAGGCAGATAAACAATATAGCATAACATTTTCTACAACCACTAGATTAATTACCGGACTGTACGGTGCTCTGGCTCCGTTTGCCGACATAATACACTCTGATACAAATATTGATAATCATTATCTTGGACCTATCTCAGAACAACTGTATAACGATATTGCTCAGAGTATTTTAGCCCCAAGTCAGATGGCTTTTTGGACAACAGAAAATAAGCTCAAGATTCGCAGAGCCATAGTAGATTTTGGTGCTAACACTTATCTGGATACCAAAAAGAAGTCCATTGTAGGAGTAGGCAATCTTATTACTCTTATACCTCAAATTGTGGATGAAAATGGTGTCATGTGTACAGATGTAACAGAAATTAGCATAAAGAACATGCAAAAATTAGACTTTCCTATGAGTATAAATGGCGCTGATACCAGTGTTTACAAGTCTAAAACAACTAACGGTGGCTCGGTAACATTTCAACTAAACAAAACAGGCTATGGATCTATTAGATTCAAGGCACTAGTACCTGAATTAAGCTCAGTATGGCTCAGTGTATATCCTGAATTATACGGCTATGATGCTGACCAGATGGTGGCGTTTAATGCTTGGGTGAACAGTAATCAATCAACACCAAACACAGTATAAATATAGAATAAGGAAAAGAGCGACATGTCATATACAATTTACCATTATAACCCAAATTTACCAGCGATAACCACGGTTGCTGATGGTACAGTTGATACAACCACTAATCTAAAATTGATTGGTAAAAGTTATGCTGGATACGGGCTGGCTCAAAATGAAAATTTTGTCTATTTACTAGAAAATTTTGCCAACAACATTGCTCCTACAAATCCATTAACAGGTCAAATTTGGTATGATAGCGGTTCTGGTAAAATAAAATTTTATGATGGAACGCAATTCCGTGTAGTTGGTGGAGCAGATGTAAGTGCTACTACTCCCACAGGACTAAGTCTTGGTGATTTCTGGTTTGATACGATCACTAATCAGTTGTTTGCGTATAACGGTGCTAGTTATACCCTAATTGGACCACAAGCAGTTAACGGTGCGCAGAATACACAAATGCAAAGTATCAGCCTTAAAGATAAGGCTGGCGGAACACATGCGGTCATCGCAGCCTACGATAACGGTAATGTTATTTTTACCATCAATAGCGACTCTGCTTTTGAACAAGATTCCACAGCCAATGCTACACTAGGTTTTGGTTCTGGTTTTGATTGGGTCTATAAAGGTGTCACACTAGTTAATACTAACAATCCTTCACAGATCGGTGTAACCAACGGTACATTAGACACTAGTACTAATTTAAACGATACTAATTTATTTAGATTCTGGGGAACTGCGACTAATTCAGATCAGTTAGGTGGAGTAAGTGCGTCTGGTTATGTACTATCAAGCAACGCTAATTTTGGAACTGTGGTTAATTTCAGCGATGGCGGATATACTGTTGGTAATCCAACAGTAAAATTACAAGTATTCAACGACGGTAATACTACACCAACAATTAGAAGTACAGTTAATAGTGTTCCTATTTTATTTCAAACAACAAATTCAAGTAGTCAAACAGTAACGCCTTTAAAATTATTAAACACTCAAGTTTTGCCTGGAGCAGATTTAACTTGTGATTTAGGATCTAACACCGGTGGCGGTGTAGGCGGATCGAGTCCGCAACGTTGGAATAATATCTATGCTGGTTATGTATATGCTACAGCACAACAAGCTGATGCTCTTACTATTCAAGCAAGTGTAAGCGGTGCTAATCAAGCAAGTGTAGCTAATGCTACAGGACAGACAAGTATTGTTGCTAGAGATGCTGGTGGTAATATTAATGTAACGCAGATGAATGGTATTGCTACTAGAGCAAACTCGATATTATATAATACAAATTATGTTTCAGCTACTCAGTCAGCAACACAAAACACAATTATGGCTAGAGATGCTAGTGGAAATACAGCGGTTAATGTACTTACCGGCACAGCTACTCAAGCAAATACTCTAGCATTTAATGGCGGGTTTGTCTCAGCTACAAATGGCGCAACAGCCAGCACTATTGTAGCACGTGATGCTAGCGGTAATTTCAGTGCCAATACTGTTACAGCTAATATTTCTGGTAACTTGACTGGAATACATACGGGTAATGTTAAGGCAATTGACAACAGCATACTAGTAGATGCATCAGCTAAAACTTTTACAGGCGCCGTAACAGGCAATGTTACTGGTACAGCAACACAAGCGGTTGCTTTACAAGTAAACGGAACATCATATGAATCTGGATCAACGGCCAGTACTGCTAACACTATTGTAGCTAGAGATAGTAGTAGAAATATATATGCTAATATATTTTATGGTACTGCCACTAGCTCAAACTACGCCGACTTAGCAGAAAAATATTTGGCAGATCAAGAATATGAAGTTGGTACAGTTGTTAGTGTAGGCGGCGAAGCGGAAGTTACAGCAAGCAATTATGGCGATTTAGCTATAGGTGTTGTAAGTTCTAATCCAGCTTACAGAATGAATGAAGGTTTAGAAGGCGGAATATTTGTAGCATTAAAAGGTCGTGTTCCAGTTAAAGTTACTGGCGCAATTAGAAAAGGACAAAGATTAGTTGCCGCTGGAAATGGTACAGCATTAGCTTCGTCACCAAATGCCAATGTATTTGCCATAGCATTAGAGTCTAGTGATGATAATGGTATCAAACTAATCGAATGTGTAATATTGTAATAATAAATAAACACAAATAAAAGGTATAGAATATGTCAGTTTCAGCAGGTGGATTAATTTACGGTAGTGATTATAACGGTGTACAAACAGCTATTAGTACAGTTCTCAGCACCTACTATGGCCAAAGTGTGGCCAGCAGTCAGATTTCAAATCCAACAACTACTAAAATTACTGCAGCTCAATGGCAAGCACTCTATACCGATTTGTTAACAGCTTACAATCACCAAAACGGCACTAACGGATCATTAACTTATCCTACAACCAGTAAGACAGTTCTAGCCAGCGACTTTAACGCTTATCAAGCAATGGGCAATAATTGTCTAACTAATTTTACTAATTTTTATTCAGGCTATTCGGCTAGTGCAGCTTTTTGTAGTCAAACTCAAGCAGGCGGTTGGGGAGTTAATACTGCCGGAAATGCTACAGCAACGCATACTGTAACAGTGGTTTTTGCTTCAAATGCTGCAGGACAATATTATTTTAATACAGGCGGCCAAATAAGATTTACCGCAAGCCTTTCAAGTTCTAACGGTAGTGCCAAAGACACCAGCTGGGTTAGTATGTTGAGTCACATGGGGACTATTGCTTTTGGCGTTAATGCTACTACTACACTTAGCGGAGCAACAACACCAGGAACTGCCTATAGTGTGGGTTGGAATCAATTGACTAGTAGTTCACAATTAATTTATTCTAAAGCTACAGAAAATTCAACCTACAGTCCAAACAATTATTCTATCTATGCTAGTATAAGCGGCAGTACTATTACATTTACAATTGATTTTGAAGATTTATCTGGTTATGCCAATTACGCAACTGTAGATGAAAGTATCGGTGGAACAGTAACTAGTAGTCTTAGTTTGTATTACGCATCTGGAGTGGGTCAAGTTTCGGCAGCTAGTTATTTGCCTAGTTTAGGTACTAATGCGTTTAGCCTGAGCGATTATAGTACAACGTCGGCTAATCCATATAGTGCCCCGTTAAGCGGATCTATTACCGGGTGGACAGCAACCGAAACTAATAGCGGAAATAATGCTATTTGGAACTACAGCGTAAATGTTAACAATGCTCTTGGAGAGAGTTGGAATTTATATGTAAAAAACAGCGGCGGAGCCACTGTTTTCAACTCCTCGGGTTCTATTACTGGCAATCCTCTAAGTATTTTCGCAACGTATACAGTTACGGACGGCGGGACATATACCACTTCCTTAGTAGTGACCAATGTGGGCACTAGTTACGGACCAACTCTTAGTTAACCAACTCTCTTGACAAGCTAACTACTGTAGTGTTATTATAATACACTACGGAGTTTGTCTATGGATGAGAGAATCGAAAAGGCTTTCGAAGTTGCCAATTATATGGCAACCTTAAGCAATCAAAAAAGAATAATATTAGAAGAATACAATCAAAAACTAGTACACTATGTAAATGGTGCTAGTTTTAAAGTTACCCCCGAGCTTATTACGTTTACTAAAATAATGTTGGATATCGGGCATACTACAGATATTGCCTTTGTCGACGTTAATAATTTTCCTGTGCTTGTTCCCGACGTACAAGAATTCTTTGACAGAATTGTTGCTATATATTTTGAAGCCACAAACGAGTACGCGGCAAAATATGCCAGTATTAAAACCAAAAGAAAAATAGCAGATATCGTTGAACTATGACCAACGGTGCTGTAATCTTTGCTCAAAATAATTCTAGTTTAGATTATGTCAAACTAGCTGTATTTGCGGTCAAACAAATTAAACAATATTTAGATATACCAGTCAGTTTAGTCACTGACAGTAAAGGCTGGCTTAATAAAGCATACCCTGATCACCCGTTTGATCAAATTATAGATATTGACTTTGGTGTATCTCAATACAAAAAATTCTATGACGGCGCACTGTCCAGCAAAAATGTTGAATGGAAAAATTTCACTCGCGACAAAATTTATGCCTTAACACCGTATGATCGTACACTAGTTATTGATAGCGATTACATAATTAACTCGTCAGTGTTAAAAGCCGCTTTTGATAACAACAATGATTTTCAAATTTATCGGCATAGCATGGATCTAGCTGAGTGGCGAGATATGAAAGAATTTACTAGAATAAATCAGTACAGTATTCCTTTTTATTGGGCTACTGCGTTTGTGTTTCAGAAAAACTATATTACAGAAACATTCTTTGATCTTGTAGCGTATATTAAAACAGAATGGACATATTTTAGAACATTGTACGAAATAGAATCTAGTACATTTAGAAATGACTTTGCTTTTAGTATCGCTATACATATTATGAACGGAAAAACTAATGGAGCATTTGCTGTAGAACTTCCAGGCTGTATGACTTTTATAAAAGATAAAGATTTGCTAGTCAGCATGGACGGCAATAAAATGAAGTTTTTAGTAGAGAAAAAAGACTATGCTGGTCAGTACACGCTGGTTAAAACAACAGGTATAGATGTTCACGTAATGAATAAAACTAGTCTTAGTCGTTATATAGATGGAGGTTCTGGTGTCTAAAGGATTCTTAATTTACGCAGAAGGTTCTGAATATGTTCAACAAGCCTATGCTTTGGCTTTAAGTATCAAATATAGCCAACCTACAATTAATAACGTTAGTTTACTAACCCAGGATCCAGTTCCAGAAAAATATCAAAAAGTGTTTGATCAAATAATTCCTATTCCTTGGTATGAAAAACCAGGAGGAAAATATTCAGCAGAGCATCGTTGGAAAGTATATCACGCTACTCCGTATGATGAAACTATTGTGCTAGATGCTGATATGTTAGTATTAGAAGATATTGCCCAATGGTGGGATTATTGTTCTAACTATAATGTTAAATTTTGTAATCGAATACAAAATTATAAATTAGAAATAGTGGTAGACACAGTTAATCGTCGTGCGTTTATTGCTAACGATTTATCTAGCCCGTATTATGCTTTACATTATTTTAAGAAATCTGATGAAGCATTGGAGTTTTATCGTACACTTGAATTTGTGTGTAACAACTGGGAATGGTGTTGGACTAAGTTTGCTCCTAAAGAATACCAAAAATGGTTAAGTATGGACCTTGCTACAGCTATTACTATTGAAATATTATTAGCCCATGAACAAGTATTTGACTACAATAGTCCTTTAGAATTTATTCATATGAAACCTGGTATACAAAACTGGCATCCAGTTCCAGATACATGGCAAGATACGGTAACTCATGTATTAAATTCTCGAGGTGATTTAATTGTAGGAAACATCCTTCAAAGTAAAATATTTCATTATGTAGAATCTAATTTTATTACAGATAAATTGTTAACTAGATTAGAGGAGTTAGCACATGGCTAAACGTTTTCCTCCTGTCGATAATAGCAGTATGAAGTATTATGCGTATTATGATCCTGTAACGTATGATGTATTTTTAGTTACAAACGAACCACATCCTGTACACGAGCATTATGCGCTAATTACAAAAGATCAGCATGCCGACATAACTTCTCATAAAGTTAAATTCCATGAATGTATAATTGATCGACGTATAAATTTAGATAATACAGTTGATACTCAATTAATTACTCAACAAACTTACGATGAGTTTAATTTTAAAAGTAAAAGTCTAACTTGGATTACTGATCCATCTACAACCGATACTGAATTTGTAATTGATTATAGTAAAACTGAAAAGCAATGGGAGTTTACTATTACCGATACGGGTAGACAAAATTTAACAGGATCTAGATACGATGCCACTTTGGTTGTTTTTGTTACCTTAGAAAATGACTTTGATTTTTTAATTAGAACATTTTATCTTAGAATACACGATTTATTAAAATCAGATGTGCTTAGGTATAGTTTTGAAAGCACACTTGAATCTCAAATAGAAAAACTATCTATATCTACTAGAATATTTTTTAACTCTTACGGACTTAATATAAATGATTAAAATTATAGAACAAGACATAATATATCTCAGCTACGATGAACCTAATGCTGAAAAGAATTACGCAGATTTATTAACAAAGGTGCCTTGGGCTAAAAGGGTACATGGAGTAAAAGGATCAGACGCGGCACACAAAGCCTGTGCGGCAGCAAGTGAAACTGAATATTTTGTTACAGTAGACGGTGATAATATTGTTGATCCTAAATTTTTGGAAGTTGAAATAGACTTAGAAAAATTAGGGTTGTCATCTAACCATGTGTTTAGCTGGTGCGGCCGTGTTCATGTTAATGGACTTATGTATGGTAATGGTGGTTTAAAACTATGGACACGTAAATTTGTGAATGAAATGCGTACACATGAAAACAGTGATCCTACAGATACTAAGGGGTTAGTTGAGTTTTGTTTTGATGACTTATATTATCAGTTTAATGAAAACTATAGCGAGAGCTATACCAATGCCAGTCCATTCCAAGCATGGAGAGCAGGTTTTCGCGAAGGTGTAAAGATGAGTTTAGACCAAGGTGCTAAAGTAGAAAAATTACAATCTGTTTGGTGGCAAAATTACCATAGGTTACTTATTTGGGCCAGTGTGGGTGCTGATGTTGAAAATGGAATATGGAGTATATTAGGAGCACGTGAAGGCGCATATCTTACCAATTGTACTGATTGGGATTATGCCAATGTTCGTGATTTTGATTACTTGACAAAACGATGGGAAGATAATCATGCCGACTCTGAGCCTGAAAAAGCCAGTGCTTACATTAATTTTTTAGGCGGCGAACTTAGAGAAAAATGTGGATTAGAAATTGCTAATCTTGACGGCGCTGGTAGCCAATTCTTTAAAACTGTTTATAGTAATACTCCAAGAATTATTAGGAAAAGATAATGTACGATATATTTTTTATCGGATCTACTAGTCAAACAAACGATATAGATTTTGATCGTTTGAAAAAAGCATGGCCTTTCGCTAAACGTGCCGACTCGTTTGAAGAAGCACAAAAGAAAACCACTACAAAGATGTTTTGGGCAGTATGGCCTAATGTTGTAATCGCTCCGGGATTTAATTTTGATTATCGTCCTCCTGAATACGAACAAGAATATGTACATATTTGGCCTAATAATAACGATAAAAATCCTCCTAGCGTAGCATTGTTTCCCAAAAACAAATCATTCACTAAGCGTGAATTAGACTACAGATTCTTTGTAGGCATGATTAAAATGAATACCATTGCTAGTTATAGCAAGGGCTATGATGTTGTGTTTATCTCATTCCATGAAAAATATGCGGATCAAAACTATAGAGAACTGTTAGGAAATGCCAATATCTTTACTAATCGTATATTACGTATAAACGGCATAGAAGGCATACACAAGGCACATATAGAAGCTGCCAAATTATCTAGTACAGATATGTTTTGGGTAGTGGATGCCGATGCTAAAATATTACCAACATTTGATTTTAGCCTACAGTTAAGTGAAGAAGAAACAGATATTGTACACGTATGGCGCAGTCGTAATCCTATTAATGATTTGGAATACGGATATGGCGGAGTTAAATTATTGCCAACTGATTTAACAATCAATATGGATACTAGTAATCCAGATATGACTACAAATATTAGTAAACGATTTAAAGCTATGCCTGAAGTAAGCAATATTACAGCCTTTAATAGCGATCCGTTAAGTAGTTGGCGTAGTGCGTTTAGAGAATGTGTTAAGTTAGCCAGTCGTATCATTCCAGGACAGAATGATGTGGAAACCGAAGAACGTTTAAAAATCTGGGTAACTAAAGGACATAAACACTTACATGGTGATTATGCCAGAGCAGGAGCCAGCGCAGGCACATGGTTTGGATCAACATATAAAGATGATCCGAAAATGCTGTCTAAAATTAATGATTATGAATGGCTAACACACGAGTTCGATCAACATTGTAAAATGTTTCCAATCGAAAGTTTTAGATAATTTATTAATACCCACCAATTGTTAAATTAGATCCTAGATATTTTTTAGTAAAGTCCCATTTAAACCAACTACGATTATCGAGTCCACCGTATTCGCCAATTAGATCGGGAATTCCATTTTTTAAAATCTGATAATTTCCCCAATCTATGTTTATGGTTGTATTAAACATTTTATTATTACCCTGATCGTTATGCAAATCTTTAATTTTAGAAATTAAATTATTTGGAGACCAGTCAACTAACTCCTGTACAGATTCTAAAAAATAAGTTTTTTTATCCAGATGGGTTACTTGTGGGTTATGATTAATAGTGTTATCCGGCAGTATAATTACGGGAATTTTTAGTACATGACAGAGATGCGCAATTCCTCCCTCATAAACAATTGCCGCGTCGCATAGATTATTTAATATATATATTTTTTCTTCTAATGATATATTTTGACTATCTACTACTATAGCATCATACCCTGCTAATGTAACTAATTTAAAAATATGTTGATAAGTATCCAATGAATGATATTTGTTGTAAGGATAATCAGTTGAATTATTTATTTTATTAAAAAGATTTTGATTTTTAATTTGTCCTCCGTTGGTCATACAGATAGCAATACAAGGTTTATTAGGTCGACCAACCGGATACTTATTATTAAAAACTGTTACATTTTCTGGTTGTAGATATCTAGAAAATAGTTTAAATCCTCTTAGATAATTAGTATACTCCGGTGTTCCTTGAGTACACTCTATGATTAATTGCTCATCGGATATTTGGAATATTGATTTCCATTGTTTCCACGCACGGTTTCTTCCTTCTTGAAACAACTGATTTTCATCAATAGTTGAATAATTTGGATTTACTATTTTTAATTTTGCTGGGTGATTAGCAGATAAAATTAAAGATAACAATATTAAATCGTCGCCCAACGGCCCACCGCCATCGAAATAATATTCAATCATCTTAATTGTTTATAAGATCATTAGCTAAGGGGAATATATCTGCTATTACTTTGGCACAGGCAATAGCAACTTCTTGGTGTTCTTTCTGGGTACCATTAGCACTACGTAGTTCGATAAAATGAATCCAACTACGTAGTGTGCCGTTCATATATAAACGACTTTCGATAAGGCCTTCTGGTAATACAGCACGGGCTTGTTCTTTAGCAATACCTTTTTCAATAGCCCAGGCATAGGCTTCTCGAGATTGTTTAATAACTAACTCTTGCATACGTTCCCATTGATAAGCAAGGAATCGATCAGCATCGTTGCCATGAACGTCTAACTCTATACTGTTTTGTCTATTTTTAGTGTCCTGTTTTCTAGCATCTCGCAATACGAACGACAAGTCTCGAGTAGGGTCAGCATATCGCTGACTGAACTCTTGGAAACTGAAACTTCTATGTCTGAGGATTTGACGGGCAATGTCTCTTGTTGTTGTGATCTCGATACAGGCAGAGACCATTTCGAGTGGGCTCCAGTGCTGGTGTTTGACCAAGTATCGGATGAGTTTGTCCGACGTCTCTGTGTTGAGTTGATTCGATGGATTGGACACACGGGCGCAATAGGCAATGAGCTCCTGGGCGTCAGTAATTCCCATGCTTGAAAATTCTTCGGTTGGCTGGCTGAAACTAAGTAATCTAACATTCATTATTTATAACTTCTTTTTCTTTAAAAATTTTCGAGTACTTGCTTCGATATCTTTACGAACACGCTCAGTGTCCAATTTAAAATCTACATTGTCTATAGAATCTTCGTAATTTTTAAAAAGTTCACTGAGGTTCTTTTCAAAGGCTGGCCACCCATCCTTTTTGGTTTTTGCTGTTATTTTTATTTCCCAAGTTTTGCCGTCCTTAAAACTGACCAAAACGGTATGGAGATACCTAAGCGGTAACACATTTAAATGTACTTCACCGAATACTTCTGGCCAATGTTCAATAACATCCTTGGGAAAGACTCTTCCCGTTTTTGTCATTTACACTTTTTTCTTGGTCGGAGCCAATTCCTCTGCTTTACGACGATAGTTAGCCGCTTCTTTTGCTAACTTATCAGCTTGGCTACGATAAAACTTAGCTTCGTCCTCTGGGCTTTCAAATGAAGTTGGTTGATTAAGAGTTATATCAGCTTGTACAATAGCAGGAGTTTCTGCTACGGTTGCTGTTTCTTTTTTATTATCCAACTTCTTATCTATGTTTTCTTTAAGACTTAAATCATCTACAGCTACGCCACGTTGCTCGGCAATAATTTGATTTAATTCACTTAAAAGAATACCTGCGCCAGGAACTGGTGTCATCTCAATAGCTTGAGTTGGTGCTTTGATCAATCTGTTGTTGGCATGTAGCCAAGGTAACATACGTGAGCCATCTGGGAATTGTGTACGATCTAATGCTTCTGCTAGCTCGTAAGCACTTTGTCCAGCGCCACTTTCTACTAAATTGATAAGAGCATCGTGATAAATGTCAGGCATATTCTCTGTTGGAACAATTAGACAGCTATATGCCTCACCGGGTAGTGTACGATATGCTACAACACATTTTTTGTTAGTAGCAATAACACGACCTACGTGTTTGAGTTCTTGGGCCATATTAAGCTCCTGTAGCTGGCGCGGCTGGTGCTGTAGCTGGTTGTGCAGTCTGTTGTGATGCCACTGTTTCTAAAAATGTAGTTAGTTTGGTATATGTTTGTCCAACTGCTACCATTTCATTAGGTTTAAATGCCCCACGTGAACTAGCAATATCAATGATAACCTTCATTGCATTAAGATCGTTAATTGTTAGGTCTGTGCTTGGTGCGTCTGCGGCAGGCGCTTGTTGTACTGTATCAGTCATAGTATCTCCTTTTGTAAAGTACGTATATAATTTATCTCGTCTGTAAAAAAGGACAGGCAATTGTGAAGAAACTGAGTTCTTTTTCTGATTCGAAACCAATACGTGTGTTATACACTATGGTATTGGTATTATCCAAAGTTATTCCCTGTCCTATATAATACCTATTATTTAGATTCTTTTTAATCCAAGAGTCGATAGATTTGACAAAGTTAGGGTTATATTTGTCTAATTGTGTATATTTAAAATGAGGGCAGGCAAACTCAACCCTCCGTAGATCAAAATAATCTAAAGGATTGGGCTTGCCATTCTTTAGTGCCATTACGCCGCCTCTGTAGCAAATTCATAATAAGCATATTCTCCAAAAGGCGGAACAATCTTATCATTACCATGGATGATGAATACTGTATCACAGTAGTTTTCATCTCCCCAGCTACCCCAAGGATAGCCATCTGTAAACATAATAAACTTCTTAGGCTGAATATCATTTTCCTTCATGTATTCCCAGTTGGCATCAAACTCAGTTCCGCCACCACCCATTGGCTCATAGCTATCGAACTCGTCAATGTTGTAGCCATCAAAGTCTGCTTCATTGTACACTTTGGTATCAAAGCACCATACTTTGATCTTAAAGTCTTTATATTCTTCCATGATACCTTTGATCTCTGTTAAGAAATCTTTGGCTTGTTCATCACCAATACTACCTGACATGTCAATTGCTACACAAATATCAATTGTCTCTTGAAATTGGGTTCCAGGCAATACAGCACTCATATGCCACCCTTTTCGGTTAGGGCGCATAAATGAGTAGTCATTCTTAATAGTGCTTTGGATTTGTTGACGCAGGATTTCACGCCAATTCATCTTAGGCTCTGTTAATTCTTTAATCATACGCTGTACACTAGCAGGAGTATTGCCAGCACCTGCGGCTTGTGCGGCCTGCATAGTAGCTTCGCGTATCTCGTCACGAATCTGTTTCAATTCTTCTTTAGTATATTTAGGTTGTCCGTCTTTACCGTTTTCACCCCAATCGATATGGTCATCAAGTAATTGTCCAAGAGCGTTCAATTCATCTTCGTCCATTTCGTCAAAGAT